CAACAATTGACCTTACAAGTGTAGGTATTGGGGCTTATGATGGAGGTATGTACTCAAACAAAATTGTACTTAATGGAGTGGGTGCTTCTTTTACTGGTTATGCTGCTCTTAACACGAGTTTAACACCTTCTGATTTTTTTGTTATTACTTCAAAATTAGCAACTACATTTTCTTAGTAATGTTAGCATTTGGTTAAATATACCTTTGGAAAAGTTATTAAATAAAAATAAAAAATAAAAATATAATATATTTAAAAATATAGAATATATTATATATATAATGGCATTTACCAGATTTCATGATGATCCATGCAGAATAACAAAACAGCTTCAGCAGCAAACTGATCAAGGACGTTGGATTATCGATGTACCAGGAAATGGTGACAAACCATGCTTTGCTTTAGATCCGCAAATTATTCCGCAAAAATGGGGAGGCAATTTATGGACGCATTCGATCGACATTCAAAGTGCACTTTTAGGAATAGATAAGCGAATAAATCGGGATATACCAAATACCGTAAACTGTTTGAAAAATTCTAGTGAAAATCCTTACAAGCGGTTTACCGTAAACGCTGCACCAATTACGTATCCAGTTTGCGACACATTTATAACGACAGAGCAATCAAGAGCGATTATGCCGGCATGGACGGCACGCGATTTGCAGCAAAATCATGCATATATTTTGCCAGATAATCCACAAGCTCATACGGAGATGAAATTTGGAAATTATATTAGTACACGTGTTTTAGAGAAGGAGCATTTCAAAAGAGGATTTGAATGTGTACCTTTGAATGATCAAGGATATACGGTTCCGGTAAAACAATTTGCATCAGGGCAAAAAACAAAAGGAACATATATAGCGGGTCCTTCAACGTGTGGATCAAGAGGGTCATGCGAGAAAGTATAAAAATACAAAATAATATAAAAATAAAATATAACTTAGAAAATAAATAAAAATATAATAATTTTAAAATATATACACTTTTTTAAAAAGTATATATATAATATAATAATGGAATTAGCAATACCACTAATAGCACTAGGAGGAATGTATATTATTTCAAATAAAAACAATGATACCTCCAAAAATATATACAATGAGACATTTGTTCCAAATAATACTAACAAAAAGGGATCAAAAGGACAAGAGAATTTTGATAACATGGGTAAGAAGGCAAATTATTTACCAAATACACATGTTCCACCACAAAATTATCCAATAATGAATAATTCAGAGCTAATTGATACAGTTCAGGAATATCCAAATCCAAATGCGGCTTCAGATAAGTATTTCAATCAAAATAAATATGAACAAAGAGAGCGTGCTGGAAAACCTGTAGGCGATACAATACAACAAGTATATTCTTTAACAGGCGACTACTTAAATTCAGAACAATTTAAACATAATAATATGGTTCCATTTAATGGTGCAAAACCCAGAGGACAAACATACAATAATAATAATGCCGAAACAATTTTAGACAATTATGCAGGAACAGGTTCTCAAATAATTAAGAAGATTGAGCAAGCTCCGCTTTTTAAACCACAAGAAAATATTCAATGGGCGTATGGTGCCCCAAACATGAGTGAATTTTATCAATCCCGTGTAAATCCTGCATTAAAAAATAATATGGTAAAGCCTTTCGAGTCGGTTCGAGTTGGGCCAGGTTTAGACAGAGGTTACTCAGCAAATGGTAGTGGAGGTTTCAATTCAGGTATGGAAGCGCGTGATCAATGGTTGCCAAAAACAGTAGATGAGCTACGTATAGCGACAAATCCCAAGGAGGAATTTTCATTGGCAAATCATCAAGGACCGGCACAGTCAGCAATTACAAATGTGGGAATTTTAGGAAAAGTAGAGAAATATAGACCGGACACATTTTTTATTAATAGTCAAGATCGTTGGCTGACGACAACTGGGGCTGAAAAAGCGCAACGTGTTATTGCAGATGAGGATCTTAAACATCAGCATAGAAGTGAAACTACAACACATTTGACTGGTACGCCAAATGCAGTGCTTAAAACAGCTAGTTATGTACCTAAACACCACGAGGCGTCAAAAAGAATGCAATTAAGTGCGCATCATGTGGGACATTCAAATGCATCTGGCGCAGGACCTCACACAGATGGAGAGGAATTTTTAAGAAGCCATACAAATTACACAAATAGCAGAAGTATTAATCTGCAACCACAAACTTTTGGGTCTGGATTTTCAGGAGCAATTGGGGCAGTTATAGCGCCTATAATGGATATATTTAAACCGGTAAGAAAGGAAGAATATGTGTCAAATATGCGGATATACGGAAACGTGATTGGGGAGGTTCCTGGTAATTATGTTCAGACCCAGGGTGATGTACCTATTACAACTGTTAAAGAGACAACATTATATCAACCAAATGGATATATTGGTAATCAATTAAATGGTGCTTATGAAGTAACAGATCAACAAGCAATAACAAATCAACGTGATACAACGACAGACTTTTGCCAAATGAATTCAATGGGTGGGTCAGGAACCAAGCATGGATCGAGACAATATGACTCTGTTTACAGACAAACCAACAATGAAGCCAAGGAGAGGTCAATAGTTGGCAGAACTAATCAAGGTAACATGTCTACATTTAATTCGCAGTTGAATGTATCATTTTCTAGGGCAGATTGTGATCGTGAAAATAACCGAATGGCGGCTCCTAGTTCAGTAATTCCTAGCGGACCATCTGTGCAGACATATGGCAAGGCACACATGCCACAATACAATAATCAATGTACGACAGGATGTGATAGAATTAATCCTGATATTCTTTCAGCATTTCGTGAAAATCCTTATACTTTCAGTTTGTCAAGTGTTGCTTAAATAAATATCTACAACAAAAACAATATAATATAACAAATACGTAATATTAAAATATAAAAACACTATTTTAATATTAATAAACGTCATGTCTTTAAACATTCATCAAAATATAAAAGAAAAACTGGAATACTTTCACAGCATACATAAGATCCCAAATATTATATTCAATGGGCCATCAGGTTCAGGTAAAAGTACAATTGTAAATGATTTTATTAGTTTAATTTATGAAGGTGATAAAGAGAAAATAAAGGATTTTGTGATGTATGTAAATTGTGCACATGGAAAAGGAATTAAATTTATAAGAGATGAGTTAAAATTCTTTGCAAAAACACATATAAATTCAAATGGTGGAAATACATTCAAGAGTATTGTGTTATTAAATGGAGATAAACTAACAATGGATGCACAATCAGCTTTAAGACGATGTATCGAGTTGTTTAGCCATAATACACGATTTTTTATAATAGTAGAAGACAAATATAAATTATTGAAGCCGATATTGTCGCGATTTTGTGAGATATACATACCAGAGCCGGAATACAAGGGGAAAACAATTAATCTTTATAAATATAATCTTGAAGAGACGTTTAAACTAACAAATATAAAAAATACAAGATCAGAATGGTTAAAAAAGGAGTTACAAAAACCGATAACTGTAGAAACAGATTTAATTGCATTTGTTACCAAATTATATGAAAAAGGATATAGTGCATTGGATTTGATTAAATTATTAGAAGACGGAACGGCAATTAAGATAGATGATAATAAAAGATATGAATTATTAATATCATTTAACAAAGTAAGAAAAGAATTTAGAAATGAAAAATTGCTTATATTATTTATTTTAAATTTTACTTTTTTAGATTTGGAAACAAATTTAGATAATATTTCATTTATGTAAATAATAATAGCATGTTATAATAATGAGAGGAACCCAAAGGCAAAAAAAGGCAAGAAAGACGAGAAAGTTTAAAAGATCAAGTAAAAATAGAGGAAAAGGCAAAGAATGGAAAATGACACCAATAACAGATAAAAAAGAATTAAAAAGATTAGAAGAAGCTGAAAGAATTGCTGCGGAAAGAGAGAGAAATGATAATGAAATAATTCGATTAAATGCTAGATTAGAAGAACAAAAAAATAATATAATAAGTGGTTGGCTTGGTACACCAATGGATCCGGAAGAAATTAAAAAACAAAAAAGAGAAGACGAGTTACATAATAAACGTGTTAATAGTAAACATGCAAAATCAAGAAAATTAACGATTTATGATCTAGGTGGTTCAAAAAGAAGAAAACATTATAAATAAATCATGACAAACTTATGAGTTTAAATGATAAAAAAATAAGATAAGGGTTTTACATAAAATGGATGATTTTAATGTTAGTTCGTTACATGAGTCGAAGAATGAGTGGGGTGCACGTTTATTAACAATTTTAACACCATTAATAATTGAAGGGTTTAAATCAATTTTTGATGAGTCGGTGAAGTTGTGCAAGGAAAATGATGAAATGGATAAGTATTTGATGACATTTCAAAATTTGATAACACGTATTCCAAAATGGAACCCGAATATTATTGAAAAAGAGAAAAAACGTATTATTGAAAAAAGTGGATGCGGATATTTAGAAGAATTGGTAACATGTGTACATATAATTCAATTGAAGATCCTAACTGCAATGAGAGTAGGTCAGAAACAAAAAAAGATTGATATTAATATACCTAAATTAGATGATTTTATTCATAAGGCGTATATTAACGTGGCTCGAAAGGTATATAAAAATGTATATTTATTTGAAATAAATTCAGCTCCTTTACAAATGCAAAGACATAACAGAGAATTGGAAACAATTGTTCAAGAATGTATATTAAATGCGGTTAGAGAAAGTATACCAATAGAGCATATTTTGAAGGCATATATGGATGAAACAGTAGAAGATGATGTAATTGAAGAAATTAAAGAACAAATTGTTGAGAAGTCAGAGGCATTAAATGCGAGAGGAGAGACAACTTTTGTTTCCGAAAAGAAAGAAGAACAAGAAGTTAAAGAAGGTATAAAATTTAATGATGTAGATCAGGCAGTTGATAAAACAGGAAAGGAAGAGCTAATAAGTGCACCCAAGACACTTGAACGTTTAGAAGAAATAAGTAATTTAAGAAACATTCAAAGAAAGATAGAGGAGGAAGGAGATGATGATGAGAAACTAAATATATCAGATGAATTAGTAGATCTAAATAGTTTAGATGTACATGTAATTGGCGAAAAAACAATGGAGTTAGATCCTAATCTTTTGTTAGATGATATAGAAGTTTTAGCATAAAATTATAATAAATTTATCGCGTTAAATTAAAAAATGAATTGTAAAAATATATTGTAAATGGATAATATATTTTTAGTAGCAGGAATAATATCGGTTATATTTTTTGTTGCCAAATTTTTGGAAATGCAGTATATTGAAAAGGAAAGCAAGCCATTAAAGGTATTAATTAGAGATGCGTTAGTTGTTTATGTTAGTGTGGTTGCTGGTAATTTTATTATGGAACAGTTAACGCCAGTTATCAAAGATAGCTCTGTAATTTCTAGTCCAGCTGCATTTACAGATAATCCACCGTTCTAGGTAAGGGAACGTAGTTACTATTTCACATGCCTTATGATCCCTCCTTAAAATATTTATATATTTCAAATTAGTATATAAATATTCAAAAAGTTTTAATAAGGTATCAAATTAGATGCTTTAAAGGAGGGGTCTTAGCGAAGCAAAAGGGTCTGCGAAGCGATGACCTTTGGTTCCCTACTCTATCGGCCAGTCCATACTTTAACAAATGGTTCACATGCCTTTTTATTATTAAAATCTTGTAAATAACTATCATAATCATAATTAAATGATTTATAATGTTTATGTATATGGCCAAAAATCGATGGAGTTTTTTTTAGTTTAGAAAATTCTTCACAAAAAAGTAGTCCCATTATTCTTTCTAATGCACAACGATCTGTTCTATTATTAATAACGTTAATTAAATTGGAAATATTATATTTGCTTTCTAACATTTCTAAAAAATGCAAATTAATATATGATTGTACTCCAAAACATAGAGTAAATCTATTATTATTAGGCATTCCAAGTATATTCATTTCAGGTCCTTGTAATTTTTGTTTAAGATGTTGATTGTTTTTTAATTTGCCGCAAATTCTAAGTAAATTATTTAAATTTTCTTTGTCGTATTGACAATGCCATAAAGGTATTACAGGATATGTAAATTTTTCAAATGGAATTCTTTTATGAATAAAAACACTGTCGTGTAAAATAACAGCATTTTCAAACCATTTATGTCTTAAAAAATATATATATGGTAGTAGCTCACCACGTTTAGGGTATTCAGATTGTATAATTTCAATATTTATATAAGTAAAATCTGCACTAACAAAAGAATAATCACTGTTATCATCAATAATTATAATTTTTTTAAAAGGGTAAAATGTTCTAATTAATTTCACACATTGGTTCCAATATTTGTTAGTTTTAAGAGAATTTACGTGTCTTGAAATTATAAATCCAAATGTCATTATAATAAATATTAATAATTTAAATTTATATTTTTAAATTATTAATTTAATTCAAATATTCTATTAACTAACATATGATGGTAATTCATCAATATCCATAATTGGATCATTTTTTGAAATACTATTTTTATTAATAACAAATTTGCTAAACTCTGGTCTATCTAATTGTGCATTAGGTGTATGATTATGAACACAGCGTGCAATCATTTTATATAATTTAAATTCTGGATAACGTTCTGCACCATTATTTTTATATAGAACATTAATTCCATTATCATCCGTGCACCAATCAACAATTATTTTTACTATAGGATCACAACTATTAATATTCTTAATACTATCCATATCATCAATAATATAATCAAAAATGGAACATGCCAATCGACACAAATCAAAACTGAGGTTGGGTTCTAATCGAGGTTTTTTATCATTAAAGAAAGGTTCAGTATTATATTGAGTAACAGCATCACCTCCGGTTTGAAAACTATCACTGCAAAATACTTTGTTGTCAAATTTATAGATAGCGCGTCCAAAATCGATAATTTTAAATATTTTTCCAAAAGTAGGGACTTTGTAGTATTTTTTTTTATAATAATAATAAAGGAATTTTTTGTTAGTTGGTATGTACATAATATTATTGGTATGCAGATCATTATGAGTAAATGAAAATAATTTTTGATATACAATTAGAGACATAATTATTTGCATTAATAAAGACATCCATTCATCAGTAGATAAATCATTATTAATGATTAAATCATCTAATGTATTTTCACAATGTTCCATGCAAATAACTTGTACAGGGAATTTTTGAAGAGTTAATAACAATTTTTCTTCTTCAATATCAGACTCATCGGTTTCATATCCATCTGATCCATTAGATCCAGACCCCGACCCAGATCCTGACCCAGATCCAGACCCAATTGAACCACTGTCAAGATCAATAATATCATTTTCATTAAGACCAGAACCATTGTCAATATCAGGATCTAAATCATTTTCATTTGTATGCGATGTTCTAGATGAACATGATGATCCGGATTTAAGACTAGCTGATTTTTTTTGATCAGTAATATCAATAGAACTAGTAATATCAATAAGGTCGATATTAAGTGATTTTACATCATCAAGCGAAATAGCATTGGTGCTAGTAAAAATATTTTCAAAAATGGTATCATCAATAGATTTTAAAGATAAATTAGATTTTTGAGAAATATTCATAATATTAAGTGGTTTTAAGCTTGGTTCCTGTAAATTAGGTATTAAATGAGAATAATCTTCAATTGTAAATAAGACATTTTTTTGTTTATTAAAAAAATCGGATTGAATTAAATAATCAATATCATCAATTACATTTATTTTATAATTATTTTTGATAGCTAAAAAAGATCCATAATAATCAAGACCATGAATAAAATTATGTTTATGCAATACTTGGCTTGTTAAGTATGAGAAAAACCCATCAATATAGGAAGAATTGTTAGTGTCTTGTATTTTAGGATGTACTTTTTTATGTTTATCAATAGAAGGCAAATCAAAAAGATGTTCGTCAGTGTGATTATATTTTCCAACCAGATATTTAAATGGATCTAACAAAGGAGCCATTTTTATGAAAACTTTTTGGGTCATTGCAAAATCCTCATCGTCTTCTAAATTTTTTAGTTTGCATGTATAAATATGTTCATGTTCAAAAAGAACATCTTTATCTTTTTTTTTAACATCCTTAATATCTGAAATATTCCACACATGATTTAAATTAATAGAATTAAAATTAGTAGTATTTAATGAAAAAAATCTATCATAAATAGGCAAATAATTTTGCACATTAGAAAGAGATATATTGGGATTAGATTGAAATTTGTTGAAAAGATTGATGTTCTTTCTCTTTTGATAATTTACAGTAATTGCCATTAGCTAATAAAAATAATAATAATAATTATATTTAACTTATAATAAATAAATAACTATAAACTAACAAATTCCTAAACTAAAGTATTTGGTTTATTTTGTTTTTTGATCGCGTAAAATAATATTCTTTTTTTAAAAAATATTATAATATAATAAATGAATTTAGAACTAAAACGGTTTGATATGAAATCTATTAGTTTTAAGCCTAATGAATCTAAAGGTCCTGTTGTAGTTTTAATTGGTCGACGTGATACCGGCAAATCATTTTTGGTAAGAGATTTATTATATTATCATCAAGATATTCCTATTGGTACTGTTATTTCTGGAACTGAAGAAGGTAACGGATTTTACGGTAAACTGGTGCCAAAATTATTCATCCATAATGAATATAACACAGCTATTATCGAGAACATTTTGAAACGACAGAGGCAAGTTTTGAAGCAGATCAAAAAAGAAATGGAACAATTTAAAAGATCTACGATAGACCCTCGAACTTTTGTCATCTTGGATGACTGCTTATATGATAACACTTGGGCACGCGACAAGATGATGAGGCTACTTTTCATGAATGGGCGACACTGGAAGGTAATGTTAATTATTACAATGCAATATCCACTAGGCATACCCCCCACATTAAGAACAAATATAGATTATGTGTTTATTTTAAGAGAGCCATATATAGCTAACAGGAAGCGAATTTATGAGAATTATGCAGGCATGTTTCCGACATTGGAGTCATTTTGCCAGGTAATGGATCAATGTACAGAGAATTATGAGTGCTTAGTCATCAATAACAACGCAAAATCAAATAAGCTACAAGATCAGGTCTTCTGGTACAAGGCAGATGCTCATAATGACTTCAGATTAGGATCGAAAGAGTTCTGGGAACTGTCTAAACAGATAAATGATGAAGACGAAGAGGAACAATACGATCCAAATAACGTGAAGAAACGTGGTGCAGGACCTAAAATTGCGGTAAAAAAGAGCAAATGGTAGAACCTGTTTTTAAATAATAAGCATTTAAAATACTCATTTAATCATTAAACAAATTAACTTTATGAGATAATTTTTTTAAAAATATAGCTAACTTAAATTGTTTAAATAAAAAAATACAAACATATAATAATAATACAAATAAAATTATTAAAATTGATAAACTAATATAATTTTTATTATATATTAATTTATCAATGTAACGTATAGGAGAAAAAAATATATTTTTTTCTTTTTTAATTAAATAAATATTTTCAGTTTTATTGTCATATTTACATAAGGCTTTTGCTGCAGTTTTTCCGGATTCAGTTGCACTTTCCATAGAATAAATACCGGTAGTTGTATTTGTATATGATCCTGCTAAAAATAAATTAGAAATAGGTGTATTATATGTTGGGCGGTATTGAATTGTATTAATATTATTTGCCCATTTTGGTTCATATGTATCAATTTTACCATTTTTATAAACAAATGAATCCCACATTTTAAAATCAATAATATTGACTTCTTCAATAGACAAATTATCTTCAATACATATATTATTTTTAAAATCTTTGTCATTAATTAGTTGATACCATGTTTCAATTCTAATTTCTTCAGGTGTACATTCTGACCATGGTTTTTTAATATATAATCCTTTTTCATAAGGTTCACAAATTCCTACAGAAATTATTTCCTTTATTTCTGTTTTACAATATTTTGACATATATGCATCACCCCATATATGTCCAGTTGATAATACCATTAAAAGCCACGGAGTATTTGGTAAATATGCCAAAGTATTTTTACGATCTAAAAAAATTTTTTTATTTATATAATAATAAACAGATAATTGTATTTGACGTCCATTTTCAGCAACTTTATTTATAGTATTATAAAATGTTGATATTTCATCATATAATTTATAAGGGTTTAATAATTTTTCTAGTATTTCAGGTCCTGTACAATTTATATAATAATCTCCTTTCAAATTATATTGTTTATAGTTTACCTTATCATATATTTCAATACTTTCAATACTATTATTATTTAATTTAATATTACTAACTTCTGTATTTAATTTTATATCAACCCCTTTATTAATTAATAATTTAGTCCATGGTTCAAACCACATAAAACTTGTTGGTAAAGATGAAATATTAAATGTATATTCATTTGATGCATTATTATAGATCATTTCAGTGCCATATAATAAATCATATACACTTGTATTATGATAATCAAATCCTAAATATGGTCCAACTATTTTACCTATTATATTTTCAGATATTTTTTCTAATTTTAATTCATGAATTTTATTTCTTAAACCAACATGCGAATAGGTTTCAATATTTCGTTCATTGCAAGAACATAAATAATTAATAATGATTGGCAATGTTTTAATTATATCATTAAATTTCATTTTAAAATATGCATATTGATATTGAGGTATATTTTTATGACATGTTTTTTCACCTCCTTGTAAAACAACTAATTTGTCAAATACAGTTTCTTTATCATTATATGGTATTCTTTTCATAATATTATATACATTATGATACCATCTACCATATGCTCTCCAACTATATTCATATGGGCAAGTTTTATTATTTTCATTTTGATATGTTCTTGCTAAACCTCCTACTTGATCATTTCTTTCAATTAATGTAACTTTATAATTTTTTTCAATTAATTCATGAGCAGCAGTTAATCCTGCAATTCCTCCACCAATAATAATTATGTGTTTCATTAATATAATTATATAATTTATAATTATATTTGTAAGATAAATTTATAATGAGTAATATTTTTAGAAAAAACTATATTTACCGATTATTTTATTAGTTGAAATCAAATTAATAATATATAGATTTATATGAATTATATATTATTTACAAAGTAAAATATTTAAGCATCCTTTTCTACTTCCTTCATTGAAAAAGGACCACTAACAAGCTCAGATCGCCCATAATCTGTCTTTCCTACAACAATATTTTCACCATCAAATAGCTCGGAACGGATATCCGCAACAGAAATGGTATCTGAACCTTCAGTTGTTAGCGCCTTCTCCTGACTGGTTGCACTGACACCAATCAAATTACCATCTTGATCAATATCTTGCGTCAAAATGTTACCATGTTTCTCTGCATTCTTTTTATTCTCATCAATAGCCTTTTGCTTGGTCTCCTTGACACGGGCCTCAAACGCATTCTTGGCAGCACTTTCATTCTTTTGTTTCTCCTGAGCAAGCTGATTAAGCTCTTCCTCCATGTACTCTACCCGTCCAGTCTTATAAGCTTCGGGTTCCCAAGGCAACCAAGTACCGACAGGTCCAACAAACACGTCAAAACTGGGATCAACCTCTCTAATAAGTTTAGCGCGGAGTTCAGCCTCTTCTTGAGATGCAAAATGACCGCGTGACTTAAACCCACGTACAGAGGTTTGAAAGTTATGCATAATATTGAATTGCTTTTCCAAGTTGTCTTCCTCTTTGTCGATAAAAGTCTTGTAGTCATCCTCAATAGAAGAACTAATAATATTATCACGTTCTTCTTTAACAAATCCTTCATAATCCTTCATGACATCCTCAAAATTCAATTTATATTTAAAAGATACGAAGTTAATAAATTGATGAAATTTTTCCATAGATTTAGAGAATTCCCATTTCTTTAGGAATTCCTCAAAAAAGTACATTTCTTTTTGCTTTAGGATCTTTTCTGGAGTGATAAAAGAGAAACATCCGAATGTTTGGCCGGCGATAGGTTTATCTACATCCAGTAAATCAACATATTTAGGATTAGGAGATCCATCTTTTGCTAATTTACGATCAAATGGTAATTTCTTAGAATTAGAAACAGGTTTAGATTTTCCGCTCATTATATATTAATTTATTTAGTTCGTTTTAAGTATTAATTTAATAAATTAATATTATTATTTTCTTTTTATTTTATATAAAGAATGGGAATGTTTAACACAAACGAAATGATTAAGAGAATAATCAAGTATTTAGTCGAGGGTTTAATGATTGCAATTGCTGCTTATGTTATCCCTAAGAAATCAATGAATATGGAAGAGATTGCATTACTTTCTTTAACTGCTGCGGCAACTTTTGCTATTTTGGATACGTACATTCCTAGTATGGGTGTAGGTGCTAGATCCGGAGCTGGATTTGGTATTGGAGCGAACTTAGTTGGTTTCCCTGGTGGACTTTAAATTCCACCTTTCAAAAGGTTTTGCGAAGCTAAAGCCAAACTAACATAACATAAATAATATAAATACAATTAGATATCTATATTATTCATGCATTGGTAAAGGTGGAATTAAACAGTAGGAATAAATTCCCAATCTAATTCAACACACATTTTTTTCCAAGTCTCATCTTGTTCGATAAGTTTTTCTCGATCCTTTAATAGAGGAATATCATGCAAAAATTGGGTTTCTTCAAGGAGTTCACAAAATTTGAAAAGAACATAATAATAGTTTAAGAAATTTACACGATAATCAGGACAAGTTTTAGCATATGGTGCTTGTATTTCCATAAATAAATTACATAGTGTATCTTCTAATTCTGGGCTAAATACAGGAGGTTTAATTCCTAATTTATTTTTAATAAATGCGATATGTTCATAATATTTATTAAATCCTAATTTCTTGAGAATCTCTTTTGTTTTATAATGTGTTAGTTGTTCTAGCCCGATTCTTTCTTTTTTGATTTGTTGTTGTATTTGTTCAATAACCTCATCAG